TTGTATTAACACCTACATATTCTGTTAATGCCTAATACTAAATAACTGGAATAACTGAATAACTGGAATAACTGAATAACTGTACAGCCCAGTCAGGTCGGGGCTTTGCTACCTACACAACAAAAATCTCTCCGCCATACTAAACGATATATTATATCGTTTGCCTAATTATTATGGCGTTTTAGTGGCCCTGCTTCGTCCACAGATAGGGCTAGGTCTGACTATGGGTCAACATGCTAGACCTGAACTACTCGATTTTATACCGTATTAATAAACCCTAAAAGGAAATAAAGAGGACAGTATTATTTATAGACGCATCAGAGCAAGCGTCTCCACCACACACGAATCTAACCTTTACTCATCGCCCCACCTTCGGAACGATTTTTCTTACGGCTCTGTACCGTAACACCATCTTTGTTGCTACCACCTCGGCTCAACGCTTTCTTGTGCGCTACATCTTTACCTTCACGCTTGTCTGCTTTGCCGTTCTTGTTAGCATCTTTACCGTTCTTGTCCATAGCACGTCGAGCGCGTTGTCTTTCCATTCGTCGTTTATGCTCGGCACTACCTACAGGTGGGTTCTTTTGTTTCTTTCTATCTGCTTTATTCTTGTAGGGCATTAGTTCCTCCCGTTATGTACACATTCAGTCACTATGCAGTGACGTTTACATAGACCGCTTTGGTGAGCGTTCCATACGTTGTTTTTAAATGCTTGTTCCATACGGCTATAATCTGCTAGCCACTTAGACCACAACTTAGGTTCGTCTGTCCTGCTGTAGCTATCTCGTACTAACTCGTTACAGACTACGAAAACCAGACCACCTCTAACGAAATCTATCTCAGGTAAAAACTTAAACACCGCAAGAGCCATTAGTTCTAACTGCCCTTTGTCTGCGTACCTAGCGTTTTTACTAGTCTTATAGTCTATAACCCACGCCGTTTTAGTTTTCTTATTTACTATGACTAAATCTGCTATACCCCTCCACCAAACTTCATCATCAAAAAATCCGCATGGTTCTAGGTTTTCGGTGAGTCCCATCTTCATCTCACATACTTTCTCACCTTCCTTCGCATTGAGTACATCTAACACATCTTTACAGTATGCGTACTCAGGGGGTAACTCCTTACCGTCCCTAATATATTCCTCTGCCGCTAGGTGTACCGCAGTCCCGTATAGCATGGCACTTGTCTCAGGTTCCTTGTAGTCCTTTGACACCTTTAAGTGATAGAACTTCTTAGGGCACTGCTCAAATGATTTGATCTTTGAGAACGACCACGGTGCAATACTCAATGTAGTTTACCCCCACTATCAATGATCTCTGACACGGTGATGAGTTCCTCTATTAGTGAGTCCATCATATCACCGTTAACCAGTATACGTTCTTTATGCATATAACTACCCTCCACCTCGCACTGCTCTATACATACTAAAGGCAGTCCCTCCTCATCTTCTCCAAGAATTACAATTAGGTAATCCCCTTCAGTCTTAGGGTCAGGCATATCTTCCAGTTGCTCATTTAACTTACGTTTAAATTTGTTTATGTCTGTTACTTTACCCATTATCCCGCCGCCTCTCCGTAAGATTTGCCACTGTCTGACTCACATGTAATAGGTAAGCCCTCTGCCCAAGCAGGAGTGGTCTTCATACAACCTTCTATAAAGTCGGTCGCCTCTTTTAGTTTGTCCTCTGGTACACAGCATACTACAGAATCGTGTACAGTGAGTGCTACCTTGTAGTGTTTGGCTATCGCTAACATTTGATCTCCAATTATACACCTAGCTATGGCTTGACACACGTTCTCTGTTACCTTGCCACCGTATATACGTGTACGTCCACGTCGAGTCTTATAACTAAACTCTGGGCCACGCTCACCTTGCTCATACTGTAAGTCGTCATACCGCATCTTCAAACCTGATGGTAGTATTACCCATCCGTTACGCTCGTCTGAACCGTACTTAACTATACCGTTTGGGCCGAAACTACCTGAGTTGCCGCGAGACATCTCTATCAACATGTTCTGACATAATCGCCAGAAGTGGCTTATCTTCCAGTTCGCTTCACGGTATATAGCTACTACCCTACGGGCTTCTTCCACATCCATAGCAGTGCCGAAAGACTCTAACTGTTCAGTGAACCGTACTGCGCCCATACCATAACCTGCGCCTAGGATTGTAGTCTTCCCTACAAAGCGTTGCTCCTTAGTAACTTGTTCTTCGGGTATACCGTAGATGATAGCCGCCATTTTTATGTATACGTCTTCTTTGTTTGCGAATGCTAGTACCAAGTCATCCTGCCCTGCAAGCCACGCTAATACTCGTGCCTCAATCTGAGAAGAGTCACAGTCAACCATCATGTACCCTTCGGGGGCAAGCATACTGTTCTTTAACTTCTTACCATTAACGCCACGGCTAGGTAAGTTTTGGATATTGATCTTGTCATCGCCTCCCCACCTACCTGTATGCGCGGCATAGTACCTGATAGGTACCGGCATAAGCCCACGTTTAGCTATACCTATAAACCTCTCAGTACGTGCTTCCTCTAACGTACTCTTAGTGCCTAGCCGTGAGGCTACAAGTGTCTGCACATAGGGGTCTGGGTGGTCTAGCAAAGCCTTAAACTGTTCATCGTTCTTAGCAAACGCGTAGGTTTGCTTATCAGTAGTCAGGCTAATCTTCATGGGGGGTATGACACCCAGCTTCTCAAGTAACGCGGCGAACTTAGGATTGCTCATAAGTTCTTTCTTAGTCACACCAGAGGACGTTATCAAGTCTTCTTTTAACTGCTTAGTGTTCTCTAGGTGGTGCTCCAATAATCCTAAGTCTAACTCTAATATAGGCTCTACGAACGTACGCAATGTGCAGTCTATAAGTCGTAGTTCCCCTTTTGGGAACCCTTTACCCATACGGTTAAACAACTTATAGGTTAACTCTACATCGTTGACGCAGTAGTCCCCATACTTATCTAACTCTGACTCGGTAAAGTCTTCGCGTCTTTTACCTAACGCGTCTAGTACTTCTGTACCTTTCTCTCCTATACCGTAGCGCGTAGCTAGTGCCGCAAGTGAGCCGCCAACCTCGACACCATGTAAAGCCCGTGCGATACATAACGTATCAGTATAGATACGAGCATGAACATCAAATATCCAAGATAGTATAGCCCCGTCAAACAAAGTATTATGAGCGAGTAAAACACTATTCTCCCAATCGAATGTATGAAGGTAACGCTTAATGTCTTCGTGTGTTCCACTGGCCCACTCCGTATCTCCGTTGTTTACCTTAACACCTACACCGATCACCTCAAAACGAGGATCACGGATGTAGGACTCAGTTGTCATCTTACGCAAAGAGAAGTCTTTGTCATAATACGTTTCAAAGTCTACGGTTATTAAATCCATCTTCATCCTCCTCTATATCTACTACTCCCATGTCTGCCTTGTACTCGGCTTCGGTTATGTGCTTGGGTTCTTTCTTATCCCCAAACACCTTATCCCAGTTGTCCCTAAATGTGTCTGCCGTTGGACGTTGGCGACTACCCTTACTCACTTTCAACTCCCTCTATTAACTTGTTAAGGTACCATTGCGCTTTCTTCAAGTCCTCTAACGGCTTGGCTTTTCGCTCGTATCTCCAAAGGTATTTCAGTGCCGCACCCTTGCAGTAACCCTTGAATGCTTCCGCACTCATAGATTCTTGTATAGCCTCAATGCATTCGATCTTGCCATAGGTATAGTGACTTGGGCTGTTTACCATGTCTTCGTTTAGCGCGTGCGCTTCTTGCATAGCCATATCAATATAGGGTTGATAGTCTATAGAGTCTTTTATTACGGCAGGGTGTTCTTTGCGTATCCTGTCCCAATCTTCGGGGGTGGCATCATTTATACTCATATTATCCTCCTAGGATTAGTTCAACATCGTTCATGCTATCTTCATTAATTACGCACGCGATTCCGTACGCCTCGCTTATCTCTCTGAGATTCTTTTCCTGTAAAGCTGTTGGCATGTTCTTACCTGCCTTACACTCGATACCAAAGAACTTACCTTTATAGCAACCTACTATGTCAGGTACTCCGCTCTTACCGTATCCCCCTGTAGCAGGGAAAAAGTAGTAACAACCTAACGCTTTTAACTGCTCAACTATTTTCTTCTTTACTTTACTTTCGGGTGTCATCGCCATCGCCTTTCTCCTCTAAATAATCGAATAGTG